AAGAACTGCTAAATGGATTATATAATCAAAGCCACATATTTTTATACCCTACTAACTACCCAGAGGTGTCTTACACGCCTTTAATCAAAGCAATGTCTTCTGGATGTATGTGTATACATTCGTCATATGGATCTTTGCCCGAAACTGCACTCGATTTGACTTCTATGTATGGATACCATGAAGACAAAATGCAACATACTATAAACTTTACACGTGAATTGGATAATGCTCTCAGCATATATAATCATAAAGGGCTTAGGAGATCGATGATACAGACACTCAACGCCCATAAGAAAATAGTCGATAACGTATACAATTGGAAAAATCGATCTTACCAGTGGAATGAACTACTACTTAATTTTATCGCCCAAAATAATGGTTGACAAAAAAATCATGGTGTGTTAATATACGTTATAACTTGATGGAGTAGCACATGGCTAAAGCAAAGACAAAAACTAGATTACCACGCAGAGGCAAAACTCAGCGTTCAATAGAAGAAGGTCATATCGGATACGAGACTACTGAGTGGTCTGATGTTTCCGCTGACGTTTATCAAAAGAAAATTACAGAGACTATGCGTCACTACGGATACTTCTATGAGAAAAAAGCGTATCAGTCTTGGATGCTGGCATGGATCAAAGAGCATATGCCAGAAAGTATCGAAGACTTTAAGTCTGCCGAGTCTTGGAGATGTACGTCAACAATGTCCAGCTTATGTAAGATGGAACTTAATGGATGCATTCTACCTGAGTCTAGTAAAGAGTTTCAACTAAAGCACGTTGAAGAGTTGCTAGAAACCGGTAAAGTAAATCGTGAGGCAAACGTTGAGTTAGATGCCAATGATGAGCCAGTAAAAGCTCCAAAGCGCAAGACTCCTCAAGAACTGCTTGCAGAGAAGACATCTGAATTTATTGGAGAGATCGAAGGATGCGTTGATGAGTTCACGACAGGTGAACTTGATCCTAAATGGTCTATCTATAATGAGATGAAGAGGGTCAACACTGCGGCTCAGACTGCTAGAGATACCATCAAGTTCTATGAGCCTGTCAAAGAAGAGATGCGTGAGTTGATCGAAGATAAGACTGAAGACCTTATAGAGGGTTACAGTCACATGACTACTCGACAGCAAAAAGCCTTCTACAAATTCATATCTGATATCATCTCGGATTGCGAGAAGTATATTATCAGTAAGAAAGCAACTCGTAAGCCTCGAACTAAGAAGCCTACTCCTGCGAGTAAGCAAGTGGCAAAAGTCTTATACCTTAAAGAATCTTCTGAGTATAAGATTGCGAGTGTACCGCCCGAACAGATTGTTGGTGCTCAAGCCATGTACCTCTTCAATACGAAGAACCGTGTTATGAAGTATCTGATCTCTGATCGAAGAGATGGCTTTACTGTCAAGGGTAGTACAATTCATGGCTATGATGTAGAAGCTTCATTCAAGAAGATGCTGAGAAAGCCAGAAGCGATGATTGAGACTATTGGTAAGGCTACCAAATCAAAAGCGATGAAAGAGTTCAAAGCCTTAAAGACCAAAGAGTCCGCAACTGATGGACGTATCAATAGAGATACTGTCATTTTAAAGATAATCAAATGACAAATGTTATCGACTTTGAAAAATTCAAACAGCAGAGGTCAGATGAAATGTCTGACCTTAAGGACAACGTAACCGAACTCAACAAGAAGATCGCTATGAGATTTTCAATCGATGTTGCCCATGACGTGGTATCAGCGATGTCAGAACTAGGATTTGATGTCACTGAAAACTACGAGACTGTACTAGACATCATGGTATTGATTGAAACTATAAGGGCATTAATACACAGATCAATAGGAGAAGACTATCACTTTCAAGCTGTATCAGAGAGAGTGTTTGCTGATTCTGAAATGGATTGTGAGACTGCCCTCTTTGAATTCTTAGATGAAATGTCAGACGAAATAGATCCTTCTTAAAATTTACTTGACAAACCAAATAGTTTGTGTTATATTAGTAGTATCAATAATTCAAACTAGGAGAATATTATGATACTGGTTGACCTAAACCAAGTTATGATTTCCAACATGATGATGCAGATGGGAAATCACCAGAATGCTCAGGTTGATGAGAATATGCTTAGACATATGATTCTCAATTCGCTGAGATTTAATAGACAGAAGTTTCACCGTGAATTTGGTGAACTTGTAATTTGTGCTGATGACAAGAATTACTGGAGACGGCAAGTATACGCATACTACAAAGCAAATCGTAGGAAAGCACGTACTGAGTCAGAACTAGACTGGAATGCAATCTTTCAGGCACTCAATAAGATTCGTGACGAACTAAAAGAGTTCTTCCCTTATAGAGTAATTCAGATTGAAACTGCTGAAGCAGATGATATCATTGGTACGATTGTTCACAGAGAAGGCGAAGTGTTAAACACTGGCAGTAATCCCATTCTTGTTTTATCAGGAGATAAAGATTACATTCAGTTACACAAGTACGCTAATGTGAAGCAATATGATCCAACACGTAAACGCTGGATCTCAAACTCTAATCCAGAAAAGTATCTACATGAACACATTATCAAAGGAGACGCAGGTGACGGTGTACCCAACATCTTATCTCCAGATAATACTTTTGTTATGAATATCAGGCAGAGACCAGTCACTAAGAAAAGATTGCTCGAATGGACTGATATAAATAATATGGATGATGAAGTAAAACGCAACTACTTGAGGAACAAAGCTGTGATCGATTTGGAAGAAGTTCCAGATAGAATCAAAGATCAAATTCTCGAAGAGTACTTGGCAGAAAATCCAAAAGATAGAAGCCAGTTGCTGAACTACTTCATTAAAAATAAACTAAGAAACTTAATGGAAAGCATATCGGAGTTTTAATAATATGACTACACTATCATTGGCAGAAATTACTGCCGGAGTTTGCGAGTTGAAAGATACATCTGAACAAGTCGCATATTTACAAAAAAATAACAGTAAGGAGTTGCGAAACATCCTTATCTTAATGTACGACAAGAAATGGAGTTTTTCGATTCCATCGTCTGCACCACCATATACACCATCGGTTGTAACTGAATCGCATGGCATGCTATATCGTGAGGCAAGAAAGTTGGCATACTTTGTCACTGAAATGAAAGAAGGAGAAAACCTTTCTCAAGTTAAGAAAGAGTCCTTGTTCATTCAGATGCTGGAAACGGTAGACAAGGCTGATGCAAAGCTACTCGTTCAAATGCTAGAGAAGAGACCATTTCCTGAGTTGACTGCTGACACAATCAACGAAGCTTTTGGCGAAATCATTAGCGAACCTGTGGATATGCCGCCTGCGAAAAAGAAGCGTGGACGTCCACCAAAGAAAAAAGTAGAAGAGTAATTCACCCATAAAGTCACCAGAGTACAAGTGAGACATCACCAATGGCTAAAGGTAAAAAGTTCCGTGAATGGATCGAAGAGGAGTCCTTAAAGGACGAAGACATGCGCTTTCGAAAGAAGGACTCCAAACGATACGACAAACGCAGAGCGAGTATTCAAAAGGCAAGACGCCAGAAGAATAAGCAGAAAGAAACTTTTTTCAATTAATTTAAAATAACCGCTTGACAAAGGCATAAAAGTATGCTATATTAACTATAGAAATGAGGTTATAATATGAAAAAAGATGAAAAAATAATACTGGTCGACTGTGATGGAGTCTTGGTCGACTGGCTACATAGTTTTGCTATGTGGATGGAACAACATGGATACAAGCAATTAGCTAGTCCAGATGAATGCTATGACATTCACACTACTTACGGAATCAGTAAAGAGAAGGCAAAAGAACTCGTTAGGTACTTTAATCAAAGTGCTACTATGTGTTGCTTACCTCCTCTAAGGGATTCAGTCAAGTATGTTAAGAAGATCCATGAAGACCTGGGGTACGTGTTTCACTGTATCACTAGTCTTAGTCTTGATCAACACGCAGGTCAGTTAAGAAAACTAAATCTTGAAAATCTGTTTGGCAAGACTGCTTTTGATAAGCTAGTATGCTTAGACACTGGTGCTGATAAAGATGATGCACTGTTGCCATACTTAGACACTGGGTGTATGTGGGTTGAGGATAAGCCTGAAAACGCAGAACTTGGTGCTAACATGGGTCTCAACTCTATTCTGATGACTCATGCCTTTAGTAAAGACTACTCTCATGAAGATGTAACTAAAGTAGACAACTGGAAAGAAATTTACGAAATGTTGGTCTGAGAGAGCATTCAGAGTATAAATATCCATTAGATGGGTACACTATGAAGACAGCCTTTTGCTGTCTTTTCTTTTAATAATTTTGGAGTATTTAATGCCTCTATATACATTTGAAAACACTGAGACGGGCGAACACTTTGAGAAGCAAATGAAAATTGCTGAACGTGAAGATTACCTATCTGCCAATCCTCACATAAGACAAACGATCACCAAAGCACCGTCTATGGGCGATCCACATCGTATGGGAGTAATTCGGACTCCTGATAGTTTTAACTCACTAATGAAGAACATTCATAAAAACAATCCGGGGTCTAAAATCCAAACTAGATAACCATAAGGATGTTTCATGCCTGCACAACAACAGCAACGATTAACAAAAAGGCAACGAAGAGTACTCAGACAACAAGGAATATTAGACCAAGACAACAATTTTTCAACAGGATTTACAGTTAGTAGTGACGTTCAACCTATGACAGACAATCAAGGTCTGGCATTTGAATCTTGGGATAAAGGAGCTAATCTAATGCTTCATGGTATCGCAGGAACAGGTAAGACGTTCTTAGCACTATACTTCTCACTAAAAGAAGTTATGGCAAAGAACACGCACTACAAAAAAGTCTTCATTATACGATCAGTGGTACCAACTAGAGATATAGGTTTCTTGCCTGGTTCTCAGAAGGACAAAATGAAAGTATACGAAGCGCCGTATTACGATATTGCATCCAAGCTATTTAAGAGAGGCGATGCATATGAGATCCTTAAGCAGAGAAATAACGTTGAATTTATATCAACATCATTTTTAAGAGGCTCTACCTTTGATGATTGTATTCTTGTAGTCGATGAAGTTCAAAATATGAGTGATCAAGAATTGCACACAGTTATGACACGTGTTGGAGAAAATTGCAGAATTATTTTCTGTGGTGACGTAAAACAGGACGACCTCACTAGTGAACGTAAGAAAGAAATGTCGGGACTTAGATCATTCATGGGAGTGATCAAAAAGATGAAAGAATTTGACTTCGTTGAATTTGAAGCATCAGACATTGTTCGAAGTAAACTTGTTAAGTCGTACATCATTGAACGAGATAGACAAGGACTATAAATACTGTTATGGAAAACTATAAACAAAAACTTAAAGAAATGACCGAACTCAATGCCGATGGCAATGAGAATCGAGGACGTGAAGGAGAAGAACTCTTAGTTGAAGTTCGACCCGAATGCGTTGGAGAGTTAGGTCAGATGGGATGGGACTTTGGGGAAGATCAGG